CACAAAACATCAAAACACCAAAAAAAGTAGAAATAAATAATAAACAAGTAAGTACATCTTGTTTTAATAGAAAATCTTTGAAAAATAAAAATGATAAAAGTGGAACTAGCACCATTCCAACAGATATAAAAAATTGTTTTTTAAGAATTTTTAATGGTGTAAAATTTGTTGAATTTATATTTTGTTGATTATTGTTGTCATCATTTATATATGATTTAATTTTGTTCCAAAAATAACCTATTATTTTACAAACAAGAGCTAAAAATAAACCTTGAAAAAACCAAACCATAAAAGACCTCCCTTCTAAAACAATTATACCATAGGGAGATAACAAAATAAATAAATTCGGATGCCTGCGAGGCTACTAGACAAACCTTTCTAGTAATAAAAACAACAACAACTCCATTAAAGTAAAATTATTTTCACAGTCTAGTAGTCCCTCAGGTGTCTGAATAAGTTCTTTGAAAACTGAATAATAAAAACTGTCAAACAGAAGCACAAATTTTGAAAAAACAGAAAGGGGGGTTATTGACTATTTTGTCAGGACATGATACAATTATAATGTCAGGACAAAGTAGGAAGGTGATATGTTAAAAGGAAGTAAAAAAGAAAATGGAAGAATTCATAAATTATCTTTTAGATTTACTGAAGATGAGGTAAATGAATTAAAACAAAAAGCTAAAAAAAACAACATGAGTTTATCAGAATATATTAGATATTTAATCAAAAAAGACAAATAAAAAAATGTTAGAAAATGTGCTAAGTTTTTGACAGGACAAAGACACATAATCTAACAAAATTGTGTTGAACTACCAAAAGGTAATTCTATTTAATTATACAATAAAATAGAACAAAAATAAACCTTTTCAGGTAGTTTTCACAAGGAAAATTATGTGAGGAGGTTTTTATTATGCAGAAAAGAGTAGATGAAATGGAAAAAGTAGGTTTAAAAATAGATACAGCAGAGCAATTAGCGCTCTTATTAGAAGACCACTTTTATAACTATTTTAATGGTGATGATTTCGTTAAAAATCAAACGTTATCTACTGTAGTAGTAGAGAAGATAAAAGAGGCTAACAAGGCTTTAAGTGAGGTAATAACAAAAGAAATGGAGGGTAAATATGAAGGACATTAAAGAAATGATATGTAACCCAGCAACATGGTTATTAATTGTAATGATATTAGGAACTGCCTACATAGGTGGTATTCAATGAATGGAATAAAAAGTTTTCAATTTTATGACAATTATTATTTATTAATTAATACTTTAGACGAAGAAAAACAAAAAATAATTTCATTAGCAATTTTAAAATATATGTTTGAAGATATAGAACCAAATTTTGATAATGATAGACAGTTATATGGCATATGGGTAAATTTAAAAATGCCTTTAGATACAAGTAAGAAAAATATAGAAAATGGCAAAAAAGGTGGAAGACCTAAAAAAAGCGAAATAGAAAGCGAAATAGAAAACCAAAAAAAACCCAAACCAAAACCAAAACCAAAAGCGAAAGCAAAAGCAAATAATATTTCTATTTTCTTATTTCTATTTTCTAATTTATATATTTCTAATTTAAGTAATAAAGATGATATTTATAGTTTATTTAAAGAATATTTAGAATTAAGAAAAAAGAATAAATATACATTAACTGAAACAGTAGTAAAAAGATTAATTAATAAACTTAATGAGTATGGAAAGACTGATGAAGAAAAGATAGAAATTATTACTAGAGCAATTAATGGTGCTTGGAAAGATTTTTATCCATTAAAGAGTGAAACACATACAAAAGTGGAAATTAAGCCGAGTTGGTATGGAAAAGAAATCGAAGAAGATAAAGCTAGCGAAGATGAAATAAAAGAACTGGAGGCTAGGCTTAAGTGAAACTAAAGGAACTATTAAAAAAATACAAAGTTGAAGAAATTATAAACAAATATACAAAAGGCGAAATCTATTTAACACAAAGACAGTTAGATAGTTTACTAAAAAAATCAAAGAAAGGGGAGTAAATGGAAAAGAAGAAAACGCAAGCAGAACGAGTGCTTGAATATATTCAGAAGTTCGGAAGTATAACAACACTTGAAGCATTTCGCGATTTAGGTGTTACAAGACTTTCGGCTAGAATTTATGAATTACGACATTATAACGGATTAGATATAGAAAAAACAACTTCAGCAAATAAAAACAGGTATGGTGAGGTTTGTAATTATGCAAAATACACATTAAAAGAAAATTAGAAAAGAGGTTTAAAAATGGAAGAAATAAAAGTCAGTTATGAACAAATAGAAAAGGCTAATGAAGAAATTAATGCTATGAAAATCGGTAATAAAGATTATGCTACAGTAAACGAAAGAGTAAAAGCATTTAGAAAAGTTTATCCAAATGGAAGTGTGGAAACTGAAATAGAAGAACTAAACGATACATCAGTTAGAATGAAAGCACAAATCAGAGATGAAAAGGGAGATATTATTGCTACTGGTAGAGCTAGTGAAATAAAAAAAGGAATGGTTAACTCTACATCAATGATTGAAAACTGTGAAACATCAGCAGTAGGTAGAGCATTAGGGTTTGCTGGTTTTGGAATAGACAATGGAATCGCTAGTGGTGAAGATATAGAAAGAAACAAAGAGTTAAATAAACGTTTTGAAATAGGACCTAATGTATTTATTAAAGAAAGTGAAGCTATTTCAGTTGTTAAAACTTCGATAAATGAATTAATAAGAAAAATGGGAATAGTAAAAAAATCATTAGAACTTAATGTAAACGAACAATTGTGGACAGAACTTTCAAATTTAAATTTGCAACAATTTCAAAAACTAGAAAGTAAGTTAAGAACCGTAAATATGGGTGAAGATGCTTGGCACGATTTATATAATGAAAATTTAAAAATAAAAGATGTAGTTCCCGAAAATCAAGAAGTAGTTTATGAAAGTAGTTGGCATAAATTTGGAAAAATTGCTTTACGAATGGCTGGAAGTAATGAAGAATTAAGAAGTCAAATAATTGATGAATATTTAAATATGGGAATTGATTTAAGCAATTTATCTGTAAACGAAAGTGAGAAATAAATATGTATTACTGTGATAATTGCGGAGAAGTATTTGAACAACCAAACGATAAAGAAGTAAGCTTTGAAGAATACTACGGAGTAGACCACTTATTCCTTGATAGTCATATGACAACGATACATTGTTGCCCATTTTGCGGAAGTGAGCCAGTAGAAGAAGCACAACAATGTGAAATGTGTGAAGAGTGGTTTAATCCAGATGACTTAGAAGATACCACCGAGTACATAAATGGTGGATGCGGTTATTGTTGCCCAGACTGTGTTGAAAATGGCGATATGATTAGAGTTTAGGAGAAAATATGAAAACTATAATTTTAAAAATAAAAAATAAAATACAAAAAAGTCAATTAATAAAAGAATTAGAAAACTATAAGGAGGATACAAATGACAAAAGATAATACAGTATATATCAAAAAGATAGATGATACTTTAGAAGAATTAAAGTCAAGAATATTAAATTTTACTAATATTCAAGTTAAAAAAATGAACGGTAATGATTTGAATGAAATATTAGAAAAAGAGTTAGCAGTAGGCGAAATTAGATGTTTAAATGGTGGTAATTATCCACAGTATATTAGTCTAGCTAAAAGTGATTATGAAAGATTATCAGAAGAAAAAGTATCAATAGTTGATAATAATAAAATTTTAGGAATGGGGGTTAAGTTAAGAAATGAATAGAGTATGTATAGTAGGTAGATTAACATCTAACCCAGAATTAAAGTACACGAATTCAAATATAGCTAGTACAAAATTTACAGTAGCAGTAAATAGACCTAAAAGGGAAGATGGTACACAAGAAGCTGATTTTATTCCTTGTAGAGCATGGAGAAAACAAGCTGAAAACATTGTTAATTATTTAGGTAAAGGTAGTCAAGTATCAGTCGAAGGTAGAATTCAAACAGGTAACTATACAGCACAAGATGGAACTAAATCCTAGATAGTAAAAAGAAAGAAGAAACTACAAGAATAGGAACGCCTGTTGACTATCAAGAAAAACCAGCTGAAAATCCTTATGAAGAGATTGGTGAAGAAATTAATCAACAAGTAAGTATAGATGATAACTTTCTAGATTAATGAGGTGAAAATATGGATTTATTTAACGATATACAAAACCTTATAGAAAAATTAAATATTTCAATAAAAACATTAAAAAAGAATGGACAAGTGTTAGCAGAGGCTGAACGTGATTATAAAATTACATTAAGGCAAGAGGCGTTAAAACTAAAGCAAGAAGAAAAAATGGCAGTAACTTTAATT